TCGGCATTTAAAACGACCAATTTCTTGTCATCGCTGCAATCCTCACCACATAAAACTTCATAAAACAAAGTGCGATCACGCAGCGCATGATAAAGATCTAAAGCAGCAAGCGGAAACTCCGGCTCAAAATCATCATAAGCCGACACAACATATTTCCTCATGAGTTCATAAGAAAAATCTGTGAGATGAACATAACGATCATAAAAGCTTTCAGCCAACTGATTAACACGTTCCACTGAATTGCTCTGCTTAACTAGTATCTTAGCAATCATGCGGACAGGATCAGGAACAACATCATCGTTAAGGAAAAACCTGCCGGCATGATAAGGAGGTTTATTGTAATCTTCAGTCAATCCGACAACACGAAGCTCCGGAATTGACATTGGCAAGAGTTGAAAAATTCTATCACTAAGAAAATCGTCACCTTTAACCACCATATTGGCATCAGCTAACTGAGTGCCAAACCTCTCAATCATGACTGTCAAGACTTGTACAATATTTCGAATTAAAGTGAAAGGATCACCAGAACCCAAATTATATCTAGCCTCGCCGCGATAAAGTCCGGCATGCATGGATTGATACTGATAACGAGCTGAATGATGCTCATACAAATCAGCCAATTCGCTAGGAACGCCCATATGCTTCAAAAGCATGCAAAACACTCGCAAAGTTACAGGTGTGTGACTCGTGTCTTGCCTTTTGACGTCGGCTTGGTAATTCTCGTCCATAAACCTAGGCAATATACCCTTGCTTCTGAATTCACGCGCCAACTCCTTGTCAGAAAACCCAGAATCCAACACCACTCCATCCCTGATAGATAACCTAAGGTTCCTAAGAAACATCTTGCTCCAAGGCCCAAAAATGGCATTAAAATCCGCGGGAGATGCCAACACAGTTTGACCATAATTCTCCTCCATAGCAAACATGCGTTTTAGCTTCACTTTGACCTGAGTCTTCAAAAATCCCTGAGAACGGGCAGAATAAGCCGAAATCCCGTACGGATCACTTTTATCCAACTTGACCGAAAAATCAGTTGTTCTAGAATCAGCCCATTCATCAGCCATAGGTGCCAGACTCAAAGCCAATTCGCCTTCAGGTTTCAGAAGTGAATCCACAAGTTGACCAAATATCGCCTCGGCCTGAACACGTATCCTAAAAGGATCTTCATCAAGGACCCTAGGACGTGCAGTGCGCTCAATGACATTCTTCTGATCTAGCAATTCATCTTTGCTATTTTGCATGACGGCCAGCCTGTCGAGACCAACAAACCTTGACATGAGTTTTTCACCAGACCAAAGATTTGGTCGCCTCAAAGCGAAAAGCCCCATTGACTGTTGGTAAGTAGGTTTGTTCACGGCATCAGTTAAAGCATAAGGTATTTTGTCTCCGACCAGTCTCTTAGTCGTCGCTTCAAAAACCATAGGAGCAAT